GAGCTTCAGACATGGAAAACCTTCCTCTTTGTTCCCTTATACATAAGAAATGTCGGTTGGGTCAAGGATCGTGGCTATGATATTATCGTCATTTATGACACGAACCTCAAGACCTTCCACCTTAAAGCGATTTCCCGCATACCTTCCTATAAGAACCCAGTCTTTCTCAGAGCACCAAGGCCCTGTCGGAAACTTTTGTTCGTCTTTATAGGCGTCAGGACCAAGCTTGACGACATACGCAGCAACAGTTGCGAATGCCTCGCGGTCACGCACCTGATCAGGAACGTAGACACCACCCTTGGTCTTTTCTGGCGGGTAGTAAGGGATAATCAGCATTCGGTAGCCTGTGGGCTGCGGCAAGCGCGCTAAGGCCGACTGATCCATCTCAGAAGGGTTGTTTTCGTTTTTGTTTTCAGCTTTTGGCTTGCCGAAGGCAGTTTCCATGGCTGTCGGAATCTTCTCCATGTCTGCAGGCCTGTTCATGCGTGCAGCAACATGGTCGGGTACGAAAAGTTTCTTAGTCATCAGCTAACTCAATTGCTTTCATTGCTGTTCGGATTTCATCTTCCATGAACGTCAGGCCACGTATCTGACCAACAACGTATCGGTACTCCTCAAATGAAGAGATGTTGCCAGTCCCCAGAGATACCTCTAGGTCCCCACGTCGCTGGCGCAACTTTTTGTAGAGGTGATCTGCTAGATGTAGTGCGTCCATAATTTTCTCCCACTAGGAATCTATACGACTGAACGGGAAGTGCAAGAAAAAATTACTTGACTTGTAGTATGTTATGGTATATTGTGGGATTACTAGCAAAGGAGAACAAAATGAAAAAGCACTGGTTTAAAACGTATGAAGCCGCGCTTGAGTTTGCACAAAAGCACGGCGTCGATACAGTCTTCGAGGTTTTCTATAAAAGCGGCAACACAAAATACCGCGTAGAAATCAAAACACCCCAGTAAACCTTTGAGGTCTTGAGATAGAACTAAATCGGCTAACGGTTCCGCCGTTAGCCTTTTTTAGTGGTTTTCTTTTTGGCGGCTGGCTTGCGCTTGACGACTTTTTTGATCCAAGCTTCGCTTTCTGGCGTGCTTGGGTCGTCTGCGATGAAGTGCCCTTTTTCGTCCCGAGCGCGGACTCTTTCTTCTGTGAGAGTGCTATCGCTAACGCCTGCTTTGGCGGATACCCCTCCGACCGCAGCTTGCGAATGTTGCTGCTTACGGTCTTCTGGCTTGTTCCCTTCTTGAGAGGCACGATTCTGCTCCTTCTGAATTTCCGCCATTTTGGCGCGCACGCTGCTAGTCATTATTGGGCTCCCTTCATCCTAGCGTTTAGAGCCGCAATGTCGCGTTGCGTTTGAATACGATCCTCTGCAACTCTGGTTTTATCAGCCAAGGCTTCTTTTTGAAGCCCAATGCGCTGCTGCGCAATCTGGGCATCCATAGCCTCTTTCTCACGCTCAAGGTTTTGCTTCTGCTCAAACTCAGCAGACTTGCGCTGCACGTCAGCGGCCTTGATTTGCAGCTCCTGTTGGCGAATCGACACCAGCGGGTCTTCACCCTCTGGAACCTGCTCAACGGTCTGTGCGTACTGCTCTGTAAGCTCTGCAATGATCATAGCAGCTTGACGATCAATGGCAGGTTTGAGCATAGCCATAGCTTCCGGGTTCTGCTGAACCTCTGGGCCTGCCTGCTCCATCACAATCTGCTGTGCCTGCTGCTCGGCTAGTAAGCCAATGTGCTCCTGAATGTGGCCCTGCAGCTCCGATAGAGCTTGTGGGTTCATCTGCACCACAGGAGTGGACATCATGGCAAGGTGCGTCTCCATATGCGCCTTGTGGTCCTGCTCTGGGAACGCCTGAAGCGGCGCACCAATCAATGCCATTTTGTTTTCCATGGCAGCGTTCACAGGCATCGGCTGCGGCGGGGCAGGCAAGATAGCATCAATGTTGCTGACACCAAGCGCCTCATACATCTTACGATACGCCTGATACAGCCCCTGTGGGCCACCGTGGATCTGCGGGTTGGACTGAACCAGCTGCAGCTCTGTCTGCGCCAAAGCGATGCGTTGAGCCATGGAGAAGATGTTCGGGTCGCTGACAGGCAGAACGTCCACACGACCGTCAAAGTCTTGCGGCAACACCTCAGGGCCAAACTCAGTAGACGGCATGTAAGGATACGCCTGAACCGTCTTGGCAAACACATTCGCCAAAAGCTTGAACTCTAGCTTCTGAGAATAATGCAGGCGCTTGTGGATTGCGGACATAACCTTCGTGCCGCGCTCCATGATAGCCATGGTAGTGCCTACAGGCGTCTCACCGCCCATTTCGCCAATCTTCATGTCAGCCATAGCTGCAAAGCGGCGACCAGCATCAACGAGCGTGCCCAGCAGGTTATACAGAGTGCCAGAGGGCTCCTTGAACGGCAAAGGCATCAGCGACGTGCGAATGTCAGTGCCAGCCACGTCAATGTCGCGGAACTCGCCCGGCTGGATTGGGTTATCCTCGTCGCGTATACGCGCGCCACGGGCCTTAAAGCCCGCCGGAAGGTTAGACAGGGTGCCAGCGTCGATAAGCTGCCTCAGGATCGACGTAGAGGCCGCTGCGAGGCCACCAATCATATGTGTCAGGCCAAGGCCGTAAAATCCAAGGCCGGGCAGGAACTTGTAGTGCACGAAATACGGCTTCCGACGCTTCATCGGGTCTGCTTCTTCGTAATTGCGGCGGATCGACAAGACAGTGCCGCTGTCAGCCACTACAGTGACGATATAAGGCAGTTTCAGGCCGCTTTCGTCACCGTCTGGGCCAATGTCTTCAAAGCCCGGCAGATCAAGGTCTGTGTGGACCTCATAAAGCGTCAGATCGGTAGACAAATTGCTTGGCTTAACGCCCTGAACTTCATCTACAGCATCAGTAATCTGCTGATTTTGGCTGTCGCCAGTGCCTTCAGTCGGCAAATCAACGTCACGGTAGAAGCCTGCAAGCTGTAACTTGCGAACTTCGTTGGAATCCATCTTGATTACGTGCGTAATGCGCGGCGTGGACGCCAAATCAGTCACGCCGTATGGCACAACGAGGTCTTCTGCGTGCACAAACTTGCTCACCGCACGCCCTTTAAGCGGATCAAAGTAAATCTTTTTAAAGGTTGATCCTACAATCGGCAGATAGAACAACATTTGATCCATTTCAGGATCATATTCTTCCATCTCGTAGGTGATCATGTAATTCATGTAGTCTTTAACGCGCTCCGCTTGCTTCACAAGCATCTCATTTTGCGCGCCAATTACCTGTGTGCGAACAGGGCCTGTCGCTGGAAGCATTTCGCGGTAAGCTTGGGCCTGAAATTGCGTAACGCTTTCTGCCAAAAGCGGGTGAACAACGCCAGAAGACCCCTCAAATGGCTCGGAGCGATCTTCAGTCTGCATGCCAAGATATTCAATACCTTTGCGGTAAACCTGTTCCCACTCTTCACGGGATGCAAAGTCATCCTCAATGTCACCTAGAAGATCAGATGCAATACGGCCTAAGTCAGCGTCATCCACATATTCAGCTAGGTTACCGTCAAACTCTACTTCTTGAACAGGCATTTCCTCTGTGTATTCGCCAACAATGGCAGAACCATCGTCAAACTCAAACACTCCGGGCTGCGCCGCTAAGTCAATCATATCCACGCTGGCTTCTTCAGGCATGAGCGGGACGACATTCCCTAGTCCGCCGGGGCCCATATCTCTTTCAATCGCCATATCTTACCTCATAGGTGTTGGAGCGGGGTGCGCTCAACTTGTGTCATGGGTTCCACAAGGAACGCCAGCAGCAACAGGCCGGGAGTGCGCCTTAGCCCTATCCCCCGCCCCAACCTCATTAGAAAATGTCCTTAGAGCCGCCTTCGATGGGCTCCATATCATCCATTTCCTCGTAATCCGTCATAGGACCACCTTCTTCATAGGCGTTGCAGACGTTCGCTTCAGAGCACACAAAGTCTAGCTTTGTGCAGTAACCCACACCCTCTGAATCGCCCATGCCTTCAGCAATACATTCCATCATCTCGTGACGAATGTTGTAGTATTCGCAAATGCCACACTTCTGAGGCTTCTTCTCCCAATTCTTCTCAGAAGGGCCATACGAAAACTCGTCAACCGCATATTGACGATTATCCGCGTTCATTTCCTCGTCGTAAGTAACTAGAGGGCAAGCGAACTCGCCCTCCATCTCATCTTCATAATCGTCATCAACAACCTGATTAATACCGGAAGTCAACGATTCCATGTCGATGTTGATAACGATCTTAGCCATTATTTTACTCCACGAAACTTCGTGCCAGACATAGCCTTGCCACCGCCGCGACAAACCTCGCCGCCATCCATGTAGCCACGAACCATGCCGCCGCCCATCATGCCACGAGCCTTAGCATCTTTTGCGCGTTTTACATCTTTTTTGCGCTCAGACGAATAATATCCATCATCATCGCCATACTCGGCTTCCATAGC